AATGAGGTGAGCTGGTCGATGTGCGGATAAATCTTATTGAACATCGCCGGTTGTTCTTCCGGCCCCGCACCGAACAAAAACCAAGAGCGCAAAGCGGTATAGTCGCCCTTGCGGTCAGGCAAGGACACCATGCACTTCTCTATGAGGTCACGGTAGAAGAACTCCCGTTCGTCGTCGCCTTTAGGTATCCTCATTGTTTAATTTTCAACTGTTCATGGTCGGCTATATAACTCGCCGTCTTCGGGCCTGTCAAGTTCCCTGCTTGTTTTGGGTTAAATCCGACCGATTCGTCAGCCACAGGGCGTACTGCCCCACCTCTTAGGACGTTGCCCATCGAATAACGCCCGTCACCGCCCCAAATGACGGAATCTCTTGGTGCTGGCTGTCGATTTTGCTCCGCAGCGGCTGCTGCTTCCTTCTCAAGCTGCTTTTTAGACGTTTTGTTCTTCCGTGTGAAAAATCCAGCCTGATTTTCGCCTTCTTTTGCCGATTTGACATTTGTCATGTCGAAATCCATTGCTAATTGCTTAATTGTCTTGTCATTCTTCTTGGTTTTGTCCGACATCAAGCCCGGAGGCTGCAAATAGACGACAAAGACTTCTTCATGGCAGTCTTTCATCGGACATTTGGCTTTCATCGACTCAAAATAGCCGTGGCGTGGGCATTTATAGTCATGCAGTACCGGCATAGTCATCCCCTTCTAAGATTGGTGGCTGCGAATAATCGTCTATATTCCTCATACCTACTTTAATCTTGATACTCCCATTAACCATTTGCAGTTGCGTGGTCGGCAGTATCCTTGGTCGCGCTTCCTCGCGGTAATCCACGAACTTGGTGCGGTTACGGTTTTGCATGATGGCTAATTTGCCGTCACGCCAAGCCTCATAGGTCTTGGATACCCGTATTTGCATCTTTTCGGTCAGCGGCACGTTGCGATACCAGAAAATATCCATGAAGTGCGCTTTGTTGAGGCCAGCGGCCTCACAGAACAGCCTGATAGAGATGCCTCTGTCCTGATTACGGATGAACCGGCGCATTAACGCCATCAGTTCAGCCTTGGTATGCGCTTTCGTGGGCATAGTTCAGAACGTAACCTTTGCTTTGCAGGAACTCCAGAAACTCCACTTCCCGATACCAGAGCTTTGCCTGACCGCGCACCAGTATTTCGTTGTCCTTAATAAGTCGGCGGCTAGTGGAATGATGTCCAAGCAACTTGGTAAAGTCCAAGTCATCGTGGAAGACGGGGGCTAGATGCTCTAGCGAGAACGCTTTAGCAACCTCTGGCGGGGCAATCCGGTAGCCTAGTTCTTCAAACCAAGGCTTACGCAAGCACGATAACTGGACATCTTCGTTCCATAGGTGGATTTCACCGGAGAAGGCTTGGGCTATGCCGTGCTTGTTACACGCTTCCAGCAAGCGGCGGCTACGCAAGGAGAAGCCACCGTTCTGGACTAGTACAGCGTCAGGGTGGGCTACCCATCCAAAGCCCAAAAGAAGGCTATCACCAACAAGACCAGCATGAGTAATTCCACCGATGTAATCATAGTCGTAATACTCCGGCTTGAAGTTGCGACCATCCAAGACCCATCCATCATCCTGCACGACTAGACAGAACTCGGTATCAATAAACGCATACAAGCAATGCAGCATGAATGTCGAGTAAGCGCGGTAGTCCAGCGGGTAAATCTTGCGCCACTCCACGCCGTCTGGCATTTCTTTCGGGCGCTCAATCGACAACAGCAAACCTCTTGACCCCGGCAGCTCTCGCATACTGCGAACGATGGACGGCAACGCGCCTGACCCATCATTGTGTCCATAGACAGAAACTATTGTTAAGTCTTTATGCTCCATAAACGCCTATGGCCTTCAAGTAGTTTGCAACGCTTCTGCCGACAGCGACTTGTTCAGCGGTCTTCTCATCCTGCGCCCTAGCGATTTCGCGGGTGTACTTCATGTTGATTAGGCGAGGCTGGACTTGCTCAGAGAATGCGACACACGCCAAGGCGGTCGCAATCACTCGGTCATCCTTGTTGCGCCCTGACGCTTGGATAGAGCCGCCATCACGCACGATGGTCTTCATTTCCTCAATGGTTTCTTCCGAGTAAATGGCTAACATCCCGCGCTCGAACAAATCCTTCATGTAGTTCATCATGCGTTCTTTGGTCGCAGCGGTGGTCAGAAAGCCGATGGAATTCGATAAGCCACCCATCGTGTCGTTACGTCGCCAGATGTAGTTCTGCATGGAGCCTAAAACGTCTAGCAGGTCTTTACTGATTTTGCCGCCCAAAGCGACAGCCTGACGTTTGAGATTATTCATCTCATTGATGACGGCCTGTCCCGGCCCATTGACTTCCAAGTTGACCGTAGAGTTCTTGTAAGCGCCAGCAAGGTGGGCAATGACCCACGCGAACTGGTAGGTGTTCATCTCCGGTGACGCGAACTCAGCGACTTGCTCCATGCCATCAGCATAGCAACGGAAGACCTGAATGCAGAAGCGGTCAGCCCAATCAGAAGAACCATAAGCAGGGTCTGCACCAATAACGTAATAAGCTGTATCAACCGGTTCCTCCCACACCTTCAAAGTACCCATCTTCTCGGTCGAGGGCTTGACTTCCGTGTCTTGGAAGTTCACACCCATGACGTAGCGATAATTGTCGTGGTCTATCTTCTTCGCTAACTTCATTGCGTCTGTGCAACGGGCATTCGAGAAGAACGAAGTCCCCGTCATGATGAAGGCGTAATCTTCTGTCGGCGGGAACTCCTGATACATCAGGGCATCGTCCTTGATGCCTTCTGCCATCATCCAGCGCCACCACGCAAGTTGTCTGGACGTTATCTCAAAGTTGTAGAGCTTCTTGATGTCCCGTGTCCATTCCTTTTCTTCGCCGGTCAGTTTGCCGTCCCAATACACCTTGTAGATGTTGGAGGCAGGGTCAGCCGAGTAGAACTCATTGCGCCACCAGCCACAGAAGATGGCACGTTGGTTCAATGCCCGTTTCGCGGTCACATACATATCGTGAAACATATTGAAGCCACGGGCGGTGGACTCAAAGATGTACAAGCGGTTCGGGTTGGTTTGTGCAAGCGAGGCCAGCAAGGAGGCTAGACCTTCTTCATCTCCCCAAGACGAAGTTTCAGTTCCATGTAGGAAGGTGATGGCTTTTCCGCGACCAAGACTGCCCTTTGCCCGTAACCCCGCGACTTGATAAAAGAGGCGGCTTCGGTTCTTGAGCGAAAGCTGGTTACGGTTGTGAGCGACCAAGGGAATGCGATACTCTTTAGGCAAACCTTCCATATACATGGAAAGGGTTGACCGGAACATATCTCGGTTTTCTTCTGTGTCTGTGGTGAGTGTGCCTTGGAGTCCATTGTGTATAAAGTGCCAGTAAAGGTCTAGGGCCAGCGAGATAGTTGTAATCCCAAGTTGCCGACCCTTCAAGATGACAAAGAAATGAATGTCGTTATCCAAACCTGTGGCTATCTCATTCATCACATAGGTTTGGGTTCCCAACAGGTTGTCCATGCGGCGCAACCCTTGTTCTTTTGTCTCAATCTTTAATTGGGAACAGAACGCATAGAACTGCTTTAGATTGAACTTCATCTGCTCTTTCTGCGGTGCTGGTCAAACTCGGTCAGATTCCAGTTAGCAATCCTGACCCGTGCCTCTGGATTCTTGGCTACGCGCAATAACTCCGCAGCCAGCGAGGGCGAATAATGTTCTCTCCACAAAGCCAGCAAGTCCCGTTTCTCTGACGGGGAAATCGCCCGTATCGCTTTCTGCATCTCTGCCTTCAATATCTCTCTCGACAGGCGCAGTTCTTCAGCGTAGCGGTCAGTTGACGGTCTGTAGGCGCTCAAGCGTATCCTTCAAACGCTCATTCTCGGCATGAACATCCTGCAACAGCCTTGCAGACTCGGTATGCACCCGCATCAACTCATGAAACAACTCTGCGTGTGTCATCGCATACACCCGTTCCATGTACGCCTTCTTCACATCCTCCATCGCTATTGGCATCATGCTACTAATTTGCTCCGTCATTCTGACCTCCATTCAACATCCCCTTAATGTCCTTAATCGGCATTTCAAACGCATCATGTATCGCTAGTATCAAATTAGGCACAACGACCTTATGCCCCGTCCTGACACGCGATAACGTGGGCGCTGAAGTCCCCAACTCCTGCGCTAACGCATAGTCCGACTCAATGTGAAACTTGTCCTTCAAGTAATCCAGCAACCTTGCACTCATCCCCATTGCTCCTTAAGTAACTCTCCAAACCCTTACCCCATCGCCTTCCTTCCTAGCGATAAAGCTCATCCCTAACTTCTTGCCCATCCGGTAATTCTGATTACACACATTCTGTATCCCGCCAGCGGCGACAAAGAACGAGTCGCCGACCTCCATCTCCTTGTACGGGTACTTCTGCCGCGCTACAGGCAACGGCACACCCTTCTCTAACTCAACACTAATCATATCTATCCCTCATAACCAACATACGCACTATAGGCGAAAAAAAGGGACTCCGCAAGAGAGTCCCAAAAGCCCTTCTCACCACGAGGAGAGGCCAGCAAGAAATCAGTCACCACAGCATACCAAAACCATGAAATTTTTTTGGGGGGAAATAGGAATGGGGCGCGCACCTACAGCCCTTCGAACCCATTCAGGTTGGCAACCTTGCAACAGTATCAAACTGCAAACATTGCCCATTACCCAACTGACCAAAACAGCAACTGTTAGCTTGGCAAGGTCTTACGAAAAGGGTAATTAGTAAGTGTGCATCGTTACCCCAATGGAAATGATACAAGCTGCGAGGGTAGCTTGTAACATATCTAAGACAATTACCCAATTGCTAACATGGATGATGTTCTTAATATATATATATCACTACACTATATATATTTATATATATGTATTAGTACTATCAATAGTTAAGTTTCAATTTATAAATACAATATAGAATACCCTTGACTTAATCATTCTAACCTATATAATCACTATATACAGAGTTTACATAGCTCTGTATTTCCTAACTAAGTAGAGGGGCATCAAATGAAACTACTCGAAAAATTAGCAGCTACAGTCTTAATTCTTGGTGCTATGTATGTAGTAGGAATCATCTTTCTAGCATTCTGTTACGTTAACTTGAAGGCTTTAGGCCTGTAATCATCAAACCTGCCGCCGGTCAGCTACCGGCTTTTCCTTCCTACTCTGGAGATTAGACATGAAAGTATTCAAAGATGTTTACGGCACTATGCATCGTCAAGCAGACGACAGATTATCTGGACATGAGATGCGCGTATATGGTCTGCGCAAGGATGGCAGATATACCGTCACGCACATATTTGGTAGCGGCAAGCGAATCAACAAGATTTATACGGTAGAGCAACTGCAAGAACAGGTAGAGAAGTTCGAACCTGTGGCCTTGTTTGTTTAAAACCCGACTGCAAGCCGCTTCTGGCGGCTTCTGGGCGTGTTTTAACGCCATTCCTAACCTAACTGGAGCTAATGATGATTGCTATTCATACCAAATTCATACCTGCCAGCAATACCAAAGGCGCGAGAATCAAGGCCTACACAAGTACAGGCAAGCAAGCTACTGTTTCTTACCCTTATGAAAAATCCTATGAATTAGCGCATTTTGAAGCTGTCAAAGCGTTAATCGAAAACAATGGTCTTGACTGGAACCTCGAAGATATGCGCTTTGGTGACTCTGCCGATGGCAAAGGTTACGTTTTCTGTTTTGATGCTAGCAAGGTGACAGCATGAAACAAACCATCTTTGAAATGTTACTTGGCGTTATTGCCTTTTTATATCTTTGGGCATTTCTTTTCGTTTTGTTATCTTTTTAATTTAAGCCGTTCTAAGCCGTTTTCTGTCTTAGGGGTTATCTGATTATAGATAACCCCTAAAAATCGCCTGTAAAGGCTTCCTAATCGTTTTTGGAGGGGTTATGAGTTCACTTTTGCGTACTGCATCATGGGTTATCGTTGAAAAAGCCACAAACAAGGCTTTATTCGAAACTTTCAACGAAGCAATTATTGGCAAGCTAAACGAATCGAAGTATCAAGCGGTTCCTATTCTTGCTTATTTGCAACAATTCAACCAACAAGTGAGGGGTTAATCATGGGCAAGCTGAAAGAGAAACTAATTGAAATGGAAGCAATGATGATGGAAAAGCTCGACAAACAGTACAGGCCATTTCAGCCGCCTACGCGCTTGGATGATGTCCAAGTGTTAGGGGCAACTGTAAAGCCTGTGGAATCGCTTCTGGAAGGGCGTGAATGGGTTCCCTCTACGCAAACCGATGTCACTCGGACATGGCGAAAGTTTGGCTGGCGGCCTATTGCTGAAATCGAGGCTGAAAAGGCTATGAGGGGTGAAATGTGAACATCACACTAACCCGCGAGGAAGCGCAGCAGGTGCTGGATGCGTTGGAGCAAGTTACGAAACAAATGCTTTCGGTGAGAGATGAACTGGCAGAACGTGGCGCGAGGCCAATTACCAATACGCACTATCAAAAACTGTGGGATAGCGCATTTGCAGCCTACACAGAATATGCGCTTCCAGCCGCAGAAACCCTCCGCGCCCGACTTGCGCAGCCTGAACTCATGCAACGTACTGGCGACTGCTTGCTGACCGGCGTATGCGTTGCTGAAGGTCATTGCATTCAAAAAGCGCAGCCTGAACCGCAGCCGGTGGCGTTTATGTATGAGTTTTTAGCAGACAAAGGAAACAAAGGGCTTTCTTTCGAACCCCAGCAATATGCTGACAATATCCCGCTATATGAAGCACCCCCACCGTGCCAAACCTGTGTGTCACTTGCGCGAGCAGTAATGATGAATCAATTTGGGAGATGCTAATGAGGCCAGATTATTGCCCAGTTGCCAATGAGCCGTGTCAAGCAACGTGTGCGCTTAGCGATGTTCGATGCAAGATAAGAGACACCGCCCCACCACAGCGCGAATGGCAGGGGCTGACGGATGAGGAAGTCGGGCTGTTAGCGACGAATTCCTTGAGGGTGTTCTGTGGGCGGAAGCCAAGCTAAAGGCTAAAAATGGGTTTTGAAGTTGCTACATTGACAATCTTACTTGCGGGGGGTTTTATGGGTGCTGGCCTGATGATTCTGTTCGGGGCGTGTTATGTCGTCTATTTGCTGTTGACATTAGATGAGTAGATAGATTATCTTTGGCTTTGTCTATGTGTCGGCATGGATAAAAGACAAAGCCCATAAGCTTTGGTTCTTTACCCCGAGGGGGCGTGCCGACACACGCGAGAGCCAAAACTTGTGGGTTTTTTTTCGCCTAGACCGTACTCCGCACGATAGTAAGCACCTGAAACGTGGTGGCGCGGAAGGAAAGCGTACACGGTATGCCGAAGCTGGCTAGGGGGCAGTTCCCGAATAACCCGTGCGGCTGGTCGAATCGTCAAGCCGAGGGGCATACGGTAGCCAATCCGTAGCATGACGATGCCCGATTGTGGGCGGTGAACCTTCCCTCTCTACC